AATTCGTTTAAATTATTAACTCCAGTTGTATTACTATAAACACCACTGTAAGTTATGTCAGCAAATCTATCTGCTTCTTCATAATTTGCATTTGTTGCTGCTAAAACTCTTTGTCCAAGAACTACAGATCTTCCAGCTATTGAATCTTTAATTTTATAACTTTCTACACCATTTCCAAACGTGTAACAATCCATAAAGTTTAGAGTCAAAAATGCATTTGTAGTTGCCGTTTGACTAATATCAGTAACAGAGTCTAAACCTGCTTGATGAAAACCTCCTTTTATATCATATGTTTCTGAAGCATCGTAAAACAATTCACTATTAGCGTCAGCTGGTTCTGATTCAAAAACTATTAAATTATTAGCTCTTGTTACTATAATTTCTAAATCAATTTGTGAGTCTGAATCTTTAGCTGGAAACGTATGTTTACACCCAAATATTCCAGTACGAATACCTAAATATAAAGGTTCTGTAATGTCTATAGTTCCAGTATATCCTGCTTGCCAAAACTGCCATGTTGGTGAATTTCTTACGCATGTAAGATTATCTTCAGATGTTACAATTGTAGAATTAAACGTAGAGTTACCAATATTGCCTTCTGTAACTTCTCCAGTGTTAGGATCTATATTATCACCTACAAACCAATCATAAAGAGTGTCATAATCAGATGATGATACAAATTGTTTTTCAAATATATATCTTTTTCCATCACATCCACAACATCTGTCTTGTCTTCCATATCTCGCATTTATATATATAATACTTCCTGCTGGAATATTGTAAACATTATATACGTCAGCAGCTCCACTAACTTCAGTAGTTGTAAAAGCTGGATAAGACAATTTAGCACGACATATGCTTTCACTATCACTTGAATACCTTTTATCACCCTCTTCAATAACTGCATCTGCAGGTATCGTAATATTAAAGTTTTGTGCTTTAATTTGCATATATAAACCAGGTAATTGAAAAGTATCTTCTCCTAATTCGTTTAAAGAAGCTAAAAAGTTTTCTGGTTCAGCTGTAACATCTAATATTGTACATTTAGTTAGTTGTTCTACAGGACCATCAACATCTCTTTTTACTATTAACTCTTGTCCTTTAGTAACTTTATTTTGATTATCACCTTCTAATTTAAAATAAATAACATTATTAGACGGTCTTACATAAAAGAAATTTGAAAATATTGTTTCATATCCACCTTTACTTGGTTTCAAAACAAATTTATATTTAGTTGCCCAAAATGGAGGAAGATTAATTAAATCTACTTGTATTTTATTTTGATTAATTGATGACTGTGACGGTACAAATGTAGTATTATATTCAGATACTAAAACTGTAGAAGCTCTCGCATATTCATCCATATATACTATTCCCGTTTCATAATCTCTATTACTATGTAAAGAACTAATATCATCTGTAGATGTAAAGTTTGCCGTAGCAACTTCTACTCTAAAATACTCAAATAAATCTGTGGTTACAGCTGGATCATTAGTGTTTCGATAATTCATTGCTATAGGTTGAAACCCTACGTTAGATGATCCTGGAGTTGTAATTAACCTAAAACCTTGTTGCGCTGTAGCATCTGTAATGCTACTATTAAATTTTGCCCAACCTGCGCAATTTGTTGGTACACTTAAATTACAGTTAAATTCATCTGTAACACTTGAACCATTTGCACAATTTGCAATAGTTTGAAAATTAACGTTTACTACAGTACCTACTGCATTTGCAAATGACGGACTTGAAACCATATCATAAACACTGGCAAAATCTTGAGGCAGTCTATAAGATAATGATACTGATATATCACCATTAGAAAATTCTGGATTGTAACATGGATCTGCTGTATCACCGTTTATTTGATCTGTAGTTAATCTTAAATTAATTCCTATTGTTGCGTCTAATTTTAATTTATCTGCAATTTCAGAAAAATCAAATGTAGCTAAAGAGTTTGTTACATTAATAGAAGTGCCTGATAATGTATATGCTATTCCATTAGATAAATCTGCATTTGATAATGCTTGAAAATCTATAGTGTTAGAAAATAAAGAAGTTTGATAGTTGATAGCAATTTGACTTCCAGTATCATTAGAAATATTGTATTGGTCTACGTAATTACCATACATTAATCTATTACCTTGTATTGTTTGAGCTTTTGCAGTTCTGGGAACATTGTCATAAAGCCTTAATAGTTCATCTTGTCCTATAACGGAATAGACTTTACTATTAGTAAAAGTAAAAACTTGTGTACTATTATCTGCCCAACCATAATCTTTTTTGTTGAATTTTTCTACAATAAAAATATTATTAGTATTGGAATCTTTAAATAAAACATCTACTTCTTTTACTTGCTTAGGTCCTGTGTTAAAAGAAACTTGTGAACTATTATAAAAGTTTTGCATACCAACATTATTATAGTTGTTGGTATCAAATTGAAACGCTGCGGGTTGAAACGCAGGATTTGTAAATAAAGAAGTTGCACTGTATTCATTGTCTAAATACCTATATCTATATGCAAAAGAAATAAATCTATTTTCTAAATAATTTTCTTCTCCTGGAACATTTATTAGCTTAACAAGTGGTGCAGTTAAAGTATCTAAAGGATTAAATCCTGGTGGTTTTAAAATTACACTTATATCATCTTCAGTTATAACATCAGCATATGGTGCTGAAGTGAGAGGATCTGGATAATTACGATTAACATTTATTTTTCTTGGAGGATTTAAATCGTCCGTAAAAAAAAGCATATCATCTATTAAATTAACTCCAGTAATAAGGTAAGTTGGATTAAAATTTAATACAGATGAAGACACTACATGTAGTGTTACACCTGTTGTTTGTGTGTTATAAGAAATAATAGCGTCTAATTTATTACCACCTACAGCATCATTTTTTGGATCGTGTACAAACCAATATAGAGTTTCATTTATACCATCGTCAAAACTACCAATTGTAGTTGCGGCTGATGAAAAAGTTTTGCCATTCCACGTAATCGTAGTCATCTGCTCATTACCTCGTGAGTTTTCTACAGCACCAATTTCAGTAGTTTCTGTAGCACCCACACGAACATTCATAGCATCGATATACTCACCTGGAGGAAGAAGTCTTTCGTCAATAGACTTATTCATTCTTCCCTTGTTAAAATTTGTAGTTTCTATACCCATACTATTTTATCCATTTATCCTGTCCTCGCATATTCATCAAGAGTCTACCAGGATGTATATTGCTCAATCGTATTTTTGCATTTCTTAACAAAGAAGCTTTATCTTTTCTTGCTCTATTAACAATATATTCTTGAATTCCATAACGTCCATTTAATATTGAATAGCGAATATAAGCGTATATAAATTCTTCAAATAATTTATTTACACTAACAGCAGAGTCATTTCCATTTTCCATTCCATCTGAAACATATTCTAAAACTACTGAGTTTGAGCCACCCATTGAACTAAAATTAATAACACCACTTTTTTTATCTATTTTAAATGTAGGGTTTACATTAGCCGTTTCTGTATTTAATCCAAAACGTGCACCTAATTGATAATCAAAATACCAACACCCATCTAATTCAACACCTTGTTGTCCGTTAAAAGGACTATTGTCATTTAAATAAATACCTGTTGATCCTCTTGACAAATCTAATTCTGAATCTTGTGGGCTTAACGCATTACCATCTTGATCAAATAATATATTATCATTATTGTCTTGTAAGTATGCAGATGACCAATTTGTTTGTATGTTTTCAGTTAAGGGATAAAGTATACCATCTTTAAATTGTGATATTCTAACCCAATTAACAAAATCAGAAGGTAAAATATACCTATAGTTGTTATCAACATCTATTTGTAATATTTTTATTTCTTTCATTGCATCGTAGTTCAACTCTTGAATACCACGTTTAGCGTGAAATATAACTTGATATCTGTCAATGTTATTTAGCAATTCATGATTACCTTGATACATTAACATAAAATTGTTTACAATGTTTTGTAGTGTTATGTATTGATAAGAACCCCAATTTTCATTAGTAGGATTTATATCATTATTTTGATAATATTCGTATTGTGTTATATATGCCATCTTATTGTGATTCTTGGGATTCCATTATTTCTTCTGCTTGTCCAAATTTATATACAGCGTCTTCTCTTATTTCTATTCCTACATATTGACATATTTTAGCTATTAAAGCTGGTTCGTCTGACAATGGTAATTCAAAATCTTGATAACTTGTTGATGATGAATCAAATAGAGGTTCACCAGTTTGCAAACTTAAATAAGTCCATTGTGGTGGTAAAGGATATCTAATGTATTGTGCTTTCACTGCAAACGCTTGACGTATAGTTAATGGATAAACATCAACTGTATTTCCAGTAATTGCATTAGGTGTAGCTACATTACTACTTGCTCCCCCTAAAACATAAGCGGGGAATTGAGTTGTTGGTGCAGTTAAATTAGAACTCGTTAGTAAAAATAATTTATTTTGATTAACTCTTTCTACTTCAGTAATATTAGTCGCACTGTAAATAGAGTAAGCATCGTTTAAATTCATTATGTTAGCACTTAAAGACAATACAGTAGTACTGTCTACATTAGTAACAAAACATTGTACTCCTGTCGTTTGATTAACTATAATGCTACCAATTTCAGGAGTAAGTAAAGATGATGGATTACTTACAAAATTTTGAGTACTATCGGTTAATTTAAAAGCAGTGACTACTGTATTTGTTCCAGTATATAGTTGAGTCGGATAATAAAATAATTTATTAATTAAATAATAATCTAC